ATGAAACTAATCGCTAATAATTTAAGAGGAGAGTTGAAAGGTGGTCAGCAGTACAGAATACTTCTAAGTGATAAAGTTGTAGAAACGGGAAGCAGAAGAGGAGTTTTTATCTATAAAGAATTCTATCATGAGTGCGTAAATGTTTGGGTAATGGAAGAATCTATAATTGAAACATATTGCGACATCAGAGAACGTAAAAAAGCCTTTAAAAAGGCGCTTTTGCAGGCAGAGGAAAAATGGGGTATTCAATTACTAAAAGCAGATTTAAAAATTGTAGCATAATGGAATTATCAAAAACAGAATTTAAAGTTTCAGCTTATGTCGGCTCTGGGTATGATGTAAAGGAAATTGCAGTAGCAATGAACAGATCGTACCATACTGCAGCAAGTCACATCAAAGCAATCCGAGTTAGAAACGGTTTAAAAAATTTAGCAGAAATAACCAGAGAGTTTGTGTTAGAGTTTGGAGATCCAAGGCAGTACATAGTAATGTTTTTTTTATTGCTTCAAATAGGAATCATCTATGACGATTTTGGAGCAGATATGAGAAGAGTAAAACGTGGAAGAAGAATAGTAAAAGTAAAAACTACAAGAAAAAACAATGGCTAAAATAGACAACATTAAAAACCTGTTTGACCTGATAAATGATAAGCAAAAATTCTACGAAAAAGTAGCTGATGAATTTGGAATGGAAATAACATCGGTCAGAACCGGTTGGTTTACTCGTTTTGAGATACCGAAAAGATACAAAGTACAAGACAATTTAATTGCATTCATGCAAAACTATATAGCAAACCAGCAAGCAGCTTAAAATGATAGCAGAAACCCTTTATCCACTTGTCGACACCTTATCAAAGGCAGAGAAAGAAAAGCTTTTGGTTAAGCTTACACAGGATATTGGGGAGTTGAAAAACGCTGCTACGCAAATGACACAGGAAGAAAAAGATAATTTAAAACAAATAGAGTGGTTAAAAACTCATGTTTTAAAATATCCTCCAAAAGAATCTCTTTTCTCATAGGGGTATTAGTAAAGAGTGGTTGGCGAACCTATACGTAAGAGTTCATTGATTGGGGTGGCCCAATGCAAAAACCACATCTTTTTCATAGCAATTTTTCCCACCTCTAGATGTTTTTATCTAGTCAATCTTCTCACTAGGGGTGGGTTTTTTTACAAGAACCATTAAAGAAGGTTAGTAATGGGTTTTTAAAGAAGGAAAAGTACGGCAACATTTCGATTATGTGATTTCAGAAAGTTGCAAGATCATAAAATCACCTTTAAAAATTTAGTAGCAATGAAAGCCAATATATAAAGAGAAAATCGGAGGAGATTATTTCAAATCCGATTTTAATAAAAGCAATGTTTAACCAGTAAATCTTAAAAAGATGAATGAAAATACCATAACGCATTACTTACTCTTATTGTTTGCATTAGCAATATCAGTATTAGTTGTAAAAGTGATTTATAACGTAGTAATCGAAAGAAACGAAAAATTAAAAGCGAATAGACGATGTATTGTACACAAGAAGGAGTAGACGTTACCCAAAGAATTGAGGAAGGGAAAACCAAAGTTTTTGATACAGAAGAGCAAGCTTACAGTTTTGCAACTCTAAAAAGAAGTTACCAATACCCTTTATACAAAATAGATGAAAAAGGAAAGCGATCACAAGTTGGTTTTGCAGTTCCTAAATAAAAAAAGCCACTCGGCAAAGTGGCTAATTATAAACCGAAGTTTAAGTAATAATTAAAATCAAAAGTAATGGAAACAATTAATTTAAAAAAGTTGACCGTCCGAAATTTTAAAGGAATTAGAGATCTAACAATCGACTTTAAAAAAGAGACATTTATCTATGGCAAAAACGGAGTTGGAAAAACAACCGTTTTTGATGCTTTTACTTTCCTGTTTTTTGGAAAAGACAGCACCGGTAGAAGTCAGTTCCAGGTAAAAACATTGGACACTCAAAACAATGTCATTCCAAAGTTAGAACATGAGGTGGCTGCTGAAATTGAAACAAGCAACCAAACTATTGTGATCAAAAGAATTTTGAAAGAGAAATGGGTTAAGAAAAGAGGTTTTCCAGAACCACAGTTTAACGGAAATGAAACCCTTTATTATTGGAATGATGTGCCAATGTTGGCCAAAGAATTTCAAGGGAAAGTAAACGGGTTACTTGATGAAGGAGTTTTTAAGTTGATAACAAATCCTTTGTATTTCAATTCTTTGAAATGGCAAGATAGAAGAGAGGTTTTGATCAGAATTTGTGGAAATCTGACAGATGATGAAGTTGCTCAAGGAAATGAGGATTACATTAAATTAATTACCGGACTTCAAAACAAAACCATTGAGGAGTACCGAAGAGAAATTGCTTCAAAAAAGAAAAAATTAAATGCCGATTTAAAAGCCATTCCTACAAGAATTGATGAAGTAGATAGAAACCTTCCAGAAGCAATTGACTTTAATAAAGTGAGAAATGAAATAGCAGTTCTGGAAGGAGAATTGGCAGCTATTGAAGAAAGTTTGTCTGATAAATCTAAAGCATTAACTATTGCTCAGAACAAACAAACCGCTGCTCAAGCTGATGTGCATGCGGTAAAAAACAAAATCCAAAAATTTGAGTTTGACGAACAGCAAAAATTAAACAGTCTTAATAACAACAACAGATCTGCATACAATACCGTAAAAATTGAATTAGATAATAAGAAATCTACTGTTGTTAGATTGGAGGGATTAATTGATTCAAAAAAAGGCAGATTAGAACTGCTTACTGGGCGTAGAAATAGACTTGCTAAAGAGTGGGATTCTGAGAATTCTAAAACTTTTATTTTCAATGAAAATGATTGTGCCTGTCCAACATGTAAAAGAGCATTTGAAGCTGACGATATAGCAAAAAAGCGATCGGAATTAGAGACGAATTTCAACAAAAATAAGTCTGATAGGCTACAAGCTATTAACGTTGATGGAAAAGGAGTAACGGCTGAAATTAAAGAACTGGAAACTCAAATTTCTGTGGCTGAAAAATCACTAAAAACAGATAGAGAAGATGCAGAATTGCTTCAACAAAAATTAAAGAAGGAAACCGAAAAATTAAATTCTTCAGAAGGGGTTGTTTCATTGGAAACAGTACTTGCCATGAGTAGCGAGTACAAAACTTTGAAAAGTGAGTTGGTTGAGTTGGAAGGGAAAGTTGTTGAAGTTCCAAGAGTTGACAATACAGAGTTGTTAAGTGAAAAGAATCGATTGACAAGTGAAATAGCCGTTTTGAATAAAAGTTTAAATGCTGAAAGTACAATTCTTAAGGGGCAAAAACGAATGACTGAATTAAAAGAAGAGGAGAAGAATTTGTCACAACAAATTTCTGAATTAGAAAGTACAGAATTCACGGTTGAATCTTTCATTAAAACAAAAATAGAATCCTTAGAAAACAAAATCAATCAGAAGTTTCAACTAGTAAAATTCAAGCTTTTTGATGTTCAAATTAATGGAGGAGAAACAGAATGTTGTGAAGCATTAATTGATGGGGTTCCATTTACAGATCTAAACAATGCAGCTAGAATAAATGCAGGGATTGATATAATTAATACGCTTTGTGGTTTCTATAAAGTATCGGCTCCAATATTTATTGATAATAGAGAGAGTGTCGTGGATATAATTGATTGTAATTCACAAATAATCAATCTGATCGTATCAAAACCAGATTTAAACTTAAGGATAGCCTAAAACATTAACTATAAAATATTTTTCAATGTCAACAGAAAACAAAACAGCAGTAGCTAACGTGAAAAAAGATATTTCCGTACAGGTATTATCAAAAATAGAATCCTTTCAGGAAACAGGAGAATTGACTTTGCCAAAAGATTACAAGGTCGAAAATGCTTTGAAATCGGCCTATATTATTTTAAGTGAAACCAAGGACAAGGACAATAAACTAGCATTAGAGGTGTGCTCTAAAGAAAGTATAGCAGAAGCCTTGTTAAAAATGGTTGTTTACGGTGTTTCACCAATTAAGAAACAGTGTTATTTCATTGTCTATGGAAATAAGTTGGAATGTTCTATTTCGTATTCCGGAAATGTAGCAATTGCTAAAAGATATGGCCAATTAAAGAGCATTAAAGGAAATGCAATTTTTAAAGGAGACACATTTGAATTTCAAGTGGACCAGGAAACAGGAAGAAGAAAACTGGTAGAGCACAAACAAACTTTGGAAAGTGTTGGGTCTGGTGTTGTAATAGGAGCTTATGCTATGGTTGAAATGAATGATGGTTCAAGAGATCTTGAAGTGATGAATATTTCTCAAATTAAAATGGCTTGGAATCAAGGAGGTTCGAAAGGGAATTCACCAGCTCATAAAAACTTTCCAGATCAGATGGCAATCAAAACAGTTTTAAACAGGGCCTGTAAATTATTAATAAGTAGCTCCGATGATTCTGTTTTGTATGATCCTTTGGATGAAGCCAAAGTTGATGTTTCAAAAGCGGATGTGGCTGATGAAATTCAAAAAAATGCAAACAAGGAATCTCTTTCTTTTAACAATGTAGAAGATGCTGAAATTGTTGAAGAGGAGGAAGTGAATTTAGATAAAGTTCCTGCAGGAACTATTGATAGAGCATTTTAAACTAAGGGTAAGATGAAATTAAAAATAATAGGCAGCAACAGTAAAGGGAATAGTTATTTGTTGGAAAATGACAACGAAGCATTGTTGATTGAATGTGGGGTGAAGCTTCCTGTCATAAAAAAAGCAATAAACTATAATCTTTCAAAAATACTTGGATGTATTGTAACACATGAGCACCAAGATCATTGTGTGTCTATTAAGGAGGTGATGAAAGCAGGTGTAGATGTTTATGCATCAAAAGGGACTTTAGATATTTTGAACTGCTCCGGCCATAGAGCAAATGTTATTAGTTCAAAAACTCCTTTTTCGGTTGGGGGATTTAAGGTTTTACCTTTTGATGCCAAACATGATGCAGCTGAACCTTTAGGATTTTTAATAAATCATATTGAAACCGGAAATGTTCTTTTTATTACGGATTCTTATTACTGTCCTTACATTTTTGACAATCTAAACAACATCATCGTAGAGGCAAATTTCAGCGAGAAAATTATTGATTCCAAAATGGAAAAGGGGTCAATAGCTCCATTTCTACGCGATCGTATTTTAAAATCTCACATGAGCCTGGAGACTTGTAAAAAACTATTAAAATCAAATGACTTGTCAAAGGTGAATAACATTGTGCTTATTCATTTATCAGATGGGAACAGTGATGAAACTCAATTTGTAAAAGAGGTAAAAGAATTGACTTGTAAGAATGTTTATGCGGCAAATGCCGGAATGACAATAGACTTTGATAAAAGGCCTTTTTAATGGCTTTCAATTCAACTTTATTAGAAGATAAAACAAAACTAAAAAATAATTAAAAAATGAAAATAGCAGAAACAAAACCATTTATCCATGATTTCAAAGTAACAGGTAATGAAGATAATTTACCTGAATTTTTAGGAAACTTTGAAACTGTAGACGATGCGAAACTTTTTATTAGTAAGAATTTTATTTCTGAACATGTAAAAGGGGTTGCAACTCGTTTTTTCACCAAAGCTGAAATTGAAGAAATGAGAAGTGAAGTTCATCAAGAGTTGGAAGAGCAGCAGTTTGAACTAAAGAAAAAATTAGATACAGCCACAATTTTATTTGAACAGGCTAAAAAAAATAAAAACGATGCAGAAGAAGCTTTAAGAGCATCAATGACTAAGGTGAAGGATATTTCAGGCCAAATTAGAGAAAGAACTACAACGGTGGCCATTGATGCTTCTAGATCCTATAGACTGGCTGTTCATAACAAATACTACACTTATGTATTTACAGATAGATTTGAACTGGTGCTGTGTGATGTTATGGATATTCCAGAATATGACAGAAAGGATCTTTTCAATTCATTGCTTAAAAATGAGGAAGCTTTTGAAAAACTAATTAATGGGGAGATTAAGGAACAAAAGGGGGCGTAAGTCAAATTATAGGAAACAGCTGCAGCAAGATGATAATTGGCAGAATGTACGTGTTACGGTTAAGCTTAGAGATAAACACAAATGCATTTGCTGCAGCTCACCTCTTTACTTAGAAGTTCATCATATAACATATTATGTAAATGGTGAAAGTATTGTAGGAAAGGAACTAGAATTTATTGAATGGATGGCCACGGTTTGTGAAGATTGTCACGTTGAAATACATAAAGATGAATTTCACCAGTTAAATCCAAAGAACAAAAACAAAGTAAATGTTCATCAATTTAAAACAAGTAAATAAATGCTATCAGTAGTCGGAAAAGTTCTAAAGAAAGAATTGAAAAATAAATCAGCTGAAATAATTATTGATGAGCAAAACGGAAATCAAATTTGTTTTCAAGTTCGCTCTAAAGAAGTGATAAAGCTTGTCACCATAGATACAAGCCAGATCGTAAGAGTTTACTATCAAACAGATTTATCAGAAGTAGTAAAAAAAGAAGGCGTTTCAAGGATTAATAATTTAATACTAAAAGAGATTACTCCTCTAGGGTTTTAATGTGTTATTCACTTGAAATATTGAAAGATGAATTAAGAGAAATTGAAGAGATTCAGGTTCATTGTTTGAGGAATGGAAATCAGACAGATTCTGATCAGATTCAACAAACAAGAACACAAGATTTAAAGGCTGCAATTAGACTACTTGAATTTTATAAAAACCAAAGTTAAATGGCTAGAGAGCAAAGACACGATGTAGATTATTTTCCTCATGACTGTATTCATGGACGTAAAATGCACATCATAGAGACAAAATATGGTAATGATGGATATGCAACATGGTTTAAGTTATTAGAGCAGCTAGGAAAGGCTAATTTTCATTATTTAGATATATCTGACGAAATGAATTTAATGTTCCTGGTTTCGGTATTTAAAGTTGATGAAAAAACAGCATTATCAATATTAAATGATTTATCAAAATTAGGCGCAATTGATAAATTCTTATATGAAAATCATAAGATAATTTACAGCCAAAAATTCATTGAAAGTGTAAAAGATGCCTACAGAAAAAGAAAATCAAAAATTCTTGAATACTCCGACTTATTGAAGCAATTAGGCATCAAAACAAGTCAAACTGGCGGAGGATTGAAAGAAGTAGGCGGAATAAAGGCGGAAGTTAGCCGTAAAGAAGAGAAGAGTAAAGTAAAGGAAAGAAAAGTAGATGATGAAGTAAAAAAAACTTCAGAAGATGTTTTCGTCACCATCGATTTGATTATTGAAAATTATTTAAAAAATGAACGCTTGGTAAAAGCAATTACCGGAAGTCAAAAAATCAGCAAAAAAGAATTAGAAAATTACTTGTTAGAATTCCAAAAGCACCTAGAAAGCCAGGGGCAATTTTCAAAAACAGATCAAGATTTTAAATCACATTTTTCAAGTTGGTTAAAAATTCAGATCAAAAAATCACCAAAAAGCAATGGAACAGGAAAAAACACAAATTTTGACTAATCAAAAAACAGACACAAGCAAGTATGATTTTGAAAAATTAAAGATAGCGCAAGGAGCTCCAGACAGAAGGGGTGTTCACAAGGCAATTCCAATGTCAGAAGCATTGAAAAAGTACTTCAAAAACTCAAAAAAAGAAGCCAGTAAGAAAGAGAAATTGGTGGATAAAAAAGATTTGCTAAATATTTTCATGAAGACTTGTGCTAATTTCTATGGACCTGGAAAACACTTTGTCATAGATGATGAAAACAGAGCTGTAGTTATAGAATTATTGGCCTATTTCAGTAGATCAAATAAGTTTGGAAAGTTAGTAAGAAATCAAGCTTCATTGGATAAGGGAATTTTATTATTTGGAGAATGTGGCCTAGGGAAATCAGATTTATTCGAAGTATTTCGAAGAATGGGAAAATTCCTTGCAGGGTATGGATATATGCAAATGTTTTTCAAATCACATACCGCTAAAGACTTGGTGAATAATAAAATTGAACTTTCAAAAAAGGCAAATGAAAGAGATACTGATTTTATAAGAATAGATTTTGAAAAAGGAAATATTTATATCGATGATGTAGGTACCGAACCAAAGTTCTTTACCCAAGAAGTAATCGCAGATATTCTTCAACAGCGATATATAAAATCTAAATCAAATCCACGAAAAACATATATAACAACAAATTTAAAACCTTCAGAAATAGGCGAAAGATATGGGAAGCAAGTTGATGATAGACTAAGAGAAATGTTCAATATCATCAAATGGGAAGGAGACTCTAGAAGGAAATAAGAATCTAAAAAAAAAATATTCATGAAAGCATCAAACGACTTTAAAAAAACGATTGAAAATCATTTAGCAAGTATTGGAGAAAAGGATACACTATTTGCAGAAACTCTTAAAAAGAAAAACAAATCAATTGATGAGTGTATCAATTACATTTTTCAAACAGTGAAAGCCAGTGGTAACAATGGTTTTGCAGATGAAGAAATATTTCAAATGGCTATTCATTACTATGATGAAGATGATATAAAAAATATCAAACCAATAAACGCCAGAGTGGTAGTCAATCAATCTATCGAACCTACTGTGAATAAACCTGTAAAGCTAACAACCAAGGAGCTTGAAGCAGCTAAACAACAGGCAATAGACAAAGTTATTGAAGAGGAAAAATTACGGCTTAGAACTAAGAAAAAACCTGTTAAAAAAGTAGAGAAAACTGAAACACCAACTTTATTTTAATGGATTATGAAACCAACAAACAAATTACAACGCAGGATTTTAGAGTTGAGTTTAAACGTTATTTCACCAATTGATAAAATCCAAAAAGAATGGGCTTATAAAAGCTGCTTAGATCATAAAGGATACGCTAATTACACAAGTGCATTTTGTTTGGATTGCGGAGAAACATTTTCACATGAGCTGATCAAAAGAAAAAGAGCCACTTGCCCTCATTGTCAAACTAAATTGAAAATTGAAAAGAACTGGTTAAGATCTAATAAACAACATACGTTTTTTGCCATTGCTGAAATTGTGGAAGAGTTTCAAGTGATCAGAAATTTTGAATTGGTTTCTTATCACAAAAAAGGAGAAGCGGTTAGATATTTTCTTCAACCAATATTAGAGCAATGGATCCAACCAGACAACAAATACATTCTAGTAGGTAAAAATCATAACCTGCAAGGCTATTGTGATTCATGGGGTGGTGATTGGGCCATAAGAAAAGAAAGAGGTTGGTACCAAAACAAGTATGAGGTTTATCCGAGGTATTATTATCCAAAATCTAAGTTCAAAAAAGAATACCTTAAGTATGGTATCAATCATAATTTAAAGGATTTGCTTTTTATTGAAGCTATAAAGATGGCCCCAAACATTCCAAAGGTAGAAACTTTGTTAAAGGCAAAACAATACGCATTAGCTAGTTTAGGAAACAAATATCAACTCCAAGAATACTGGCCATCTGTTAAAATTTGTTTAAGGAATAAATACAAAGTCAAAGATGCTTCTTTGTGGATTGATTATTTAGAATTATTGGAGTATTTCAATTAGGACCTAAGGAATAAAAAATATGTATGTCCGGCCAATCTCAAAAAGGACCATGATAGGTTAGTTGAGAAAAAACGAAATATCCAACGGAAACAAAAATTAGCAAAACAAAGAGCTGATATTATAAAAGCTGATAAGTTGTACCAGGAACAAAAGAAAAAATTCTTTGGATTAGAATTTTCAGATGATCAGATTACAATTAAAGTTCTAGAGAGTGTCAAAGATTTTTTACATGAAGGAGATTTGTTGAAACATTGCTTGTTTGCCAATGGCTATTATAGAAAGCAAGATTCATTAATTCTTTCTGCTCGTTTAGATGGTGTTCCAATTGAAACTATTGAGGTGTCGTTATCTGAAATGAAAATTATTCAATCTAGAGGAAAGGGAAACCAAGCTTCTGAATATAATAAGAGAATAAAAAAATTATTGAATAGCAATTTAAACTTGATCAATAAAAGGATGAGTTATAAAGAACAGGAAGTAGAGAAAGTTGCAGTATGAAAGATTTTCCAAAATTATTTAATGATGTGCAATCTGAAATTCAATTTTCAGATCCTGTTGAGTATAAAAATTGGGTGACATTTCGATATTCGGATATTTTTGAAAAAGGTAATCTTGAGAGTGTCGCTGATATGATGCTTTCACATCAAATTGTGTACCCTCAGATTAAGAAGATGAAATTTGAAAACCAATTAAAAATAGTTCTTAAAATGACATATACAATTGTTAGAGCAAACAGAGTGTCGATTAATAATATTTTAACAGGGGCTGCTATTGATGCTTTTGGATTTAAGCATAAAAATTCCAAACAGATATAATAATTGTAGAACATGAAATACCGCATACCTAGAAAGAAAAAAAAGCTGATAAAAAAAGCTTTGTACTGTGAAGATTGTCCTTTTCATGAAGATTTATTAGATGATTGGAGTACTTGGTGCAAATTCAACAAAGAAAGAATTTCAGGAATTTTCAATAAACAATGTTTAATCAAATAATCGAATCTATAAATCAGTAGAAACTATGTTCGGAGTAATAGCAATTGGAATAGCTTTTTTAATAGCTAAAAAATTAGATGATGCAGGTGATTACAAGGATCCAAAAGTAAAAACCAATATAAATAACTGTAGAATCGTAAAACTGTAGTTAGATCAATAAAAACCCACCTCAGTAATGTAGATCGACTAAGATAAAATAAGAGGTGGGAAATTGCTATGAAAAAGGAATAAATTCCTTAAGAATCGCAAATATAAACAAAACACAAGTATTGACACAAAAACACGGAAGTAAAAAGGGGGGGGTAGAGCAAACAGAGTTTTGATTGCAAATTTGTAATTGACGAAAACTAAAAATGAATTATGGCAATATCAAAATCATTAATAGTCAAAAAGGTTTGGCTTGATAAAATATTTGATGAAGGTAAGGTTTGGGAAATGAGAAGTACTAAAACTAAAGTTAATGGTAGAATAGGATTAATTGAAGCTGGTACTGGATTGATAGTTGGAGAAGCTAATTTAATTGGCTGTTCACACATACCAATAAAGCCAAATAATAAATATTTTGAGAAGCATAAAGTTGAAGATACTGAACTACTCAAAAAATGGAAATACCCTTGGATATTATCAGATGCCAAACGATATGATAAACCTATTCCATATAAACACCCACAAGGAGCAGTCATTTGGGTTAATACGTTAAACTTGTAAAACAAAAGTCAATAGCGCTATGAATTTAGAAAAATCTAAAAACAGTCAATTGGTGTTGATTTGCGTTATTGGCTAGTAAAAGTGAATAAGTAGCAAGTTTCCTTTTATTAAATGTTTTTTTTCGTCTATTATGAGAAAAAAATCACCCTCATTTGAGAGTGATTTTTAGTAGAAATCTTTATCTTATTCCTTGAACCTTTATCAGGTCAATGAATTCAATATTAACTTCTTGATAATCTGCTAGTATAAACATTGCTACTAGTATGATTACAGCAACTAAGAAATATATTAACTTCATAGTTTGTTGGTTTTAAATCTAAGATTTATATAAACGATTAGATTATGTTTAAGCTCTTCAATAAACCTAGTTGAAGATGTACTTTTTACTATATAGTAAAAAATATTTCAAGCAAAGCTATTCATTATTTTATTGATGGATAGCATTTTTTTCAATATTTATAAATTAACTTTTTTAATGCATTTCGAGTGAATTAATATATTTTATAAGTCTGAGGAAAATAAATATTATGAAAGGAAATGAAATTGTATCAGTTATAAATTAACTATAATTTTATGTATGTTTATTTCGTGATCAAAAAATAAATAAAAAAACACAAAAAAACTTTGTGTATTGTAAAAAAGATATATCTTTGTAAAGTAAATAACCTGAACTCTTAGACCAGTCCAGGTTATTAAGATAATTACTTGATAGTGAAATAACCATATAGTGATATGATTATTGGGTTGTTCATAAGGAGCAGTAATCCTTTGTAGCAATTGTTTAACTTTTTAGCTAATTTTTTCTTGGCTTTTTTACCCATAGTTTAAATTTTAATTAAAATAAATTATTTTGTTAATTATTTTCAAATTTAATTCAATTTTTAACACTATGTAAGTTTAGTGCCCTACTAAAACAGAATAGTTTTCAACAAAAAATATATTTTACTGTAAGTCAAGTGTTTGATTGTTTCTAGAGAAAGAAATCGAGAAGTAAATTGAACTAAAACTTATTGATCTAAACAAATTACAATTGAATTTCAATACAAAAAAGTCCAGAAGTAGTAATGCTCGTTCATTTAATTAAGAATTTACACAAATTGTAATTAAAAAGATGCTTAACTGCTATTTTTCAATAAGCTTTTAGAAAATGTACTTATTTATTATTAATTACATGGTTGAGCAAGGTTCATTTTCTCGTCTGTAAAACGAAAGGTAAGTTCAAAATTTAAATCAGATATTTCCTTTACATCCTCATAACTATTTAAATCCGTTAGCGTAGTTTCACATTTTGAATTAGCTAAATAGTAAAAAAGATAACATGTTGGAAAGGGTTGATAATTTTCAATACTTGGTTTACTTGAATATTCATTTTCAAATGACTCTTCATGAATAATAGTTTCTCCAGGCTGTATCTCATAGTCAAAACAACGACTATCTGAAGACTTAACAACAGAGGAACTTTCATTTATCAAATAAATTTTTGCAGTTGTCTTATAGATGCAACAATCGGTTGAGCATCCACTGTATGTAATGGATAACAAAATGAGTATTATAATTTTTATTTTATTCACAATTCCCTTCACAATTTATAGCATTATTATAATCTTCTTCGGTGAAAATAAATGTAATAATATCATTATCTCTATTAAAGTGACCAATTGGATTTCTTATGTCCTCGTTGGAAGAAACAAAACTATTCATTTTTGTTTCATCGTAAATTACTACTAAAGAATCAATACTTTGTAAAAGTGTTGATGAAAAAATATTAGAAAAATTTACCGTTTGATTTTTAACTTTCCTAATATAAATCTCCCCTTTTTCCAAGTTAATTTCATTATCGAGAATATCAGATTTAAAAGACTTAATTCTAATTGTCTTTTCACTATCGTTTTTAAGGGTGTATGTATGTTCCGGTAAATCTGAACAATCCACAGCACATAATAACATACTTAATAAAAATAGTCCTATGCTGTTTTTGATGAAATTTAATTTCATATTTTTTTCGCAAATATATTTTATATGGTACAAGGCGACAATACCTAGATTAAGGGAGTTTTTAATCTCCTTACTATCGAGCAAGTATAAAGACCTGCTTTTTTAGATCTCAAGAAATTTTAGGGTTTCTTTTCCTAAAAGCAGTATTTATACTCTAGTAAAACTCATAGAATCGTTAGATATTTGAGAAGTAGCCAAAACAAAGTATTTGATTGTTTATCGGGTATTAGTTTTTGTTACAATGGCGGAATTCGAAAAGCCAGTTTTAAATAGAGTAGAAAAATGAAAAAAAAAGTTATGAAAAGACCACATTTAAATATTGGTTCAGGTAGTGGGTTTAAAGTAGACATAATGCTTTTGGCTGATTGTACAGGAAGTATGAAAACTGCAATCGATGATGTAAAAGCAAACTTTATTAGTGCGTATACAGCCCTTTTAACATCAACAGAGTGGGATGCACAAGTTGGAGTTTCTTATTACAAGGATAGTACTGATTATGATCCTTTTGTTGTCCTTGAACAAATAACAGACAACACAACTAATTTACAAAGTTCTGTAAACAAATTAATCCCAAAAGGAGGTAAAGATAGACCAGAAGGTCAGCTCTATGCTCTTACACAATTAGCTGATAGAACTGTTTCAGGGTGGCGTCCAGGTGCTACAAGAATTATTTGCTGGTTTGGAGACGAACCAGGGCATGATCCAATTACCATTAACTCAACGACATGTGACACATTAAGTACGTATAATGCATTGCTACATACAAATGTTTTTGTTTGTGCGTTTAGTATGGCACCTACTAATAGATTAAATCATAAATATCTTGGCGATCCAGGTACTGGTAATCAGGCCACGATAATAACTAACGAAACCAATGGTGTTACTGATGGCAAATACTGTAAGCTTAATGTTGCACAGTTAGGAGTTGTTGATTTTATATTCAATTTTGTGAAAAAACATACTCCATAAGCAATGAGAGTTGTTCAATAAGATTTTAGAAAATAATCTATATAAAGCAGTCGAAATAAGGCTGCTTTTTTTATTCCGAAAGCTCCACAAGTTCCTGGAGTAATTCTTCAGGTTCCAACCCTTTAGTAATGTGGGCCAATTTATTTTTGTAGGATTCTATGTGTTTAAATATAGTTGCAGAATGTAGATTCAATTTTTCTAATTGGTCAATATGAAACTCAATGGCAACAATGTTAAAGTACCTACTATGTTGGTCAAATGAGAGTATAGGAACTCCCTTAGCGACTTTCATGGTTTTAAAATGTTGAGTGTATTTCATTCAGCAAAATTAAAACCTAATTGAATTGAGTCTTGCCAATTATTGTAGTAAAATGAAGTTAATCCAAAACTTTTTATATTTGTATCAGATTAAATAAGTTCAATAAGAATTTACCAACCCTTGCAAGTGATGGGGGTAAAGACGTCTCTAGTAGATGAACTTTTTTGATTAGCTTGTAGTAACGATTCTCGAGTGACATCTAGAACTACGTTTAAAGCAAGAGCCATAAACTCTTGCTTTTTTTGTTCTGATTGCGAATAATCGTATATTTACTTCTTATTCAGAACGCTAGTTCTCGGCCTACCTAAGCTTAGATTAAATTAGGAACTTCAGCAATAAGCTATCCAGATCACAGGAGAAACAAACGTGAAATTTCCGAAAAAAGACACTGCCTGAAATGGTAGACTTTTGTCTTAGTTCAAATTTCTAAAGGGGAATTGAAGGAAACATCAACAAAAACAACTTACAATCTAAGAGGGAAGCAAAAGAGATTTTGCGAAGAATACGTTGTTGATCAGAACGCGACACAGGCGGCTATTAGAGCCGGTTATTCTGAAAAAACAGCTAGGTCTATTGGTTGTGAGAACCTTACAAAACCCAACATTCTTCTTTACATTTCTGATTTACAGAAAGAGATCCAGGAAAGAAACAAGATTACCATTGATGAGTGTGTTTCCTTGTTAGCTAAGATGGCAAGGTTTGATATTGCCGATTTGTACAATGATGATGGATCCCTAAAGCCCATAAAAGAAATACCTAAAGATGTACGACTTGTCATTGAAGGTATTGATTCAGATGAAATTCGACATAATGATGTTGTAATTGGTAACACAAAGAAAGTGAAGCTTTCAAGTAGAAGAGCAAATCTTATTGAGTTAATGAAACACCTAGGAGGCTATGAGAAGGACAATAAGCAAAAAAGCACTTCTGCTGTAACGATATTTGAAATACCTGACAATGGAAGAGGTTAACGTCATAAAACCACAAGAAGGGTATCAAATGATGGCGTTGGCTAGTCCAGCTGATATTGTCATTGGAGGAGGAGCTGCAGGAGTTGGGAAAACCTTTTCACTGTTGCTTGAACCTATTCGACATAAAGACAATTCTGACTTTGGAGGTGTTATTTTTAGAAGAACAAGCCCCCAAATTAAGGCTCAAGGTGGTTTATGGGATACTTCTATGTCTTTATATTCTTTATTGGATGCCACTCCAAAAGAAACGAATTCTTCATGGACTTATTCAAGTGGTTCCCGTTTAAAGTTCAATCATTTGGAGTATGAAAAAAACATTTATGATTGGCAAGGAGCTCAGATTCCATTTATTGGATTCGATGAGTTAACACACTTTTCAAGTACAATGTTTTTTTACATGCTCTCTAGGAACAGATCTACTTGTGGAGTTAAACCATATGTGAGGGCAACTTGCAATCCGGATCCTGACAGCTGGGTAGCTGATTTGATTAGTTGGTGGATTGACCAGGAGACAGGATTTCCGATTCCAGAAAGGGAAGGAGTTTTACGTTATTTCATGAGGGATGGTGATACATACATTTGGGGAAATTCTCCAGATGAAGTAATAAAGAAAGCTATGTATTTACTTGAGCCTATTATTGCTAAAACTGATATAGATCCAAGGTCTATGGTAAAGTCTATCACTTTTATTAGTGGTGATATTTATGGTAATAAAAAATTATTAGAAAGCAACCCTGAATATTTGGCCAATCTTTTAGCACAGGATGAAGATACAAAAGCTCAACTATTGGATGGAAACTGGAAAATAAGATTGGATGATAAGGATTTGTACGATTACTACAAGTTTAGAGATGTTTTTACCAATACTCATGTAAAAGGAGGTTCGAAATACATAACAGCCGATATAGCTTTAAAAGGAAGTGATAAAATGATTCTTTGGGTATGGGATGGTTTTATCATTATTGATGTCTTGGTTGTTGACAAGTCAAATGGAAAAGAGGTCATAGATGCAATTAACACTCTAAAAGATAAGCATGGTGTTCCGAATTCCAATATCACATTTGATAATGATGGAGTAGGTGGTTTTGTTGATGGGTTTATTGAAGGTTCAATTGAGTTTAAGAATGGATCAACAGCTAAAAACGGAGAGAACTATGCAAATTTAAAAACTCAATGCTATTACAAGTCAGCCGATAGAGTGAGCAATGGGGGGATATATATCATTGAAGAAGTTGCAAATCGAATGTACGATAACAAAGCAACCATTCGTCAACGATTGATGCAGGAAAGAAAATCTATTAAGAAATTCAAGAATGATGATGATGGGAAACTGAGAATCCTTCCCAAAAGCGATATGAAAAAATTAAACAAAGGTGAATCTCCTGATTTATTTGATGCTTTTATAGAACGGGAAATATTCGAGTTAACCGGTAAAGTAATTATATCAGAAACTACAGAATCAGCAAGCGCATTAGGATTTTAAACTATACATAATGAATACAGAAACGAGAAAAGAACGCAAAAAAAGAGAAGCAGAGGAAGCCTTGATTATTCAGGTAGAAACTACATGGGCCAAAATTAAGGGCACTACTGTTAAGCTGCATGGTAGAAAGTGTAAAATCAGACAAATTGTGCGATCAAAAGCAAATGAGCTCCCTAAAATGGAGTTAAAGGATGGTTCAATTATCAATCATTACCTAAATCTTAAAAAAGCAATTTGTGTTGATGGAGTCAAAGGATTCAATAATTACATAGAATTAGTAAATAAAAGAATTAACGAAATAAAGCAAAAATAAATCATGATTTACGAGGATTTAAAAGCCTTAATTATATCAGACTTTGATAAGGCAATAGATGTTTTAGAAGCTAAAAAGAAAGATAAGGTTTCTGAATATGTTGATGAATATAAAGGAAACAGAAAGATTGCAGGAAGGAACCAAGTTGGATTAAGACAAGACAAATCTATAGGGAAAGGTGATAAAGCAAAAACTGTAGTTGTTGCCAAAATTCCATTGCAGTTTCAAAAGAAAATTGTCCGTTCTGCAGCAGCTTTTTTATTTGGTTCACCTGTAAACTTAACTTCTGAAAATGAGGAGGCACTTAATCTGGTGAAGGATGTATGGGATGATAACAAAGTAGATAATTTATTGCAAAAGTTTTGTGAAACGGTTAAATCAGAAACGGAAGCGGTTTTCTTCTTTTTTCCTCAAGACAAAGAAATTGACGGTAAAACTAAAAAAACAGTAAAGATTCGGCTGTATAACAGTAAGAATGGCTCTTATGCACCAACTTTTGATGAATTTGGAGATTTGATAGCGTTTGTTTGGTCCTTTTCTTCTGTAAATACTGAAGGTAAAAAACAAGAAAATAAATGGGTCTTTACAAAAGAATATACCTATAAAAAACACAAAGGCTCTGACGGTTGGGTTGATACAGAACCTCCAGCTGCAAATCTATTTAAAAAGATTCCTGTTGTCTATATGTCACAAGATGAGCCCGAATGGTTTGATGTTAAAGAATTGATTGATCGTTTTGAAATGAACCTATCGAAATTCTGTGATACCAATGATTATTTTTCTTCACCCATAGTTAAGTTGTTTGGAAAGGTTGAAAGTATGCCGGATAAACAGGATCAAGGAAAGGCAATTAAAATTCCTCAAGAATACAAGGATGGAAAACTAATTCAATCGGGAAATGCGGAATATTTAACATGGGATCATGCTCCTGAAGCAATCAAATTGGAAGCTGAAATTTCTGAGACGATGATTCATAGCTTGACAGATACACCAGATCTTTCTTTAAATAATTTAATGGGTGCTGGAAACGTAGCTTCTGGAACAGCAGCCAAATTTATGTTCATGGCTCCAATATTAAAAGCTAAATGGAGTGAAGGTGATTATTCAACTGCAATCGGTAGAATTATTTCTTTGATTGTTCAGGGAATAACTGAAGTTTCTGTTGATGGAAAAGCATCAACGTTTGAAGGATTTAAAGCAAGTGTGGAGTTTACATCAATATTACCGGATAACATTGTAGAGCTCATCTCTATGCTTTCAGAAGCTGCGGGAGGTATGCCATTTATTAGTAAGGAAACGGCTGCTAGTAAAAGTGGATTAGTAAAGGATGCTGCTGAAGAGATTTCTAAAATAAACAAGGAGAGTTCAAGTTCGCTTGGAGAAGTGGTTGAGCCTTAATAATAATTGATAATTAAAAAACTCTAAATCAAAATGGAAAATTCAAAAGAAGTTAAAGAGGTAATTGTTAAAGATGCAAAGGTAGTTGTGAAGAGTAATTTTCCAATTGCTGAAACAATTCGTGAAGTTGGAAAATCAAAAATGATAGCTGAAGGAAGTGGAAACTGGTTTCGATTGGTAGAGAGAATAGGGAAAAAGGAGAATATCATTTTCACTGATGGTGGAACCACTTTTAAGAAGTTTAAACAAGACTGCGTAAAGTATCTCCCAAAATCAAAAAAGAACTAATTAAATGTCAAAGTCCCTGTATCATACTAAGCTTTTAAATATGCTGCTTGATCAAGACAAGTCAATGGATAAATTGTATCGAATTACATCGGTACAGCTTGCTGCTGCATTGAAAAGATACAAGCTTAAAAAAACTACAGGGATATGGTTAGGGAACAGCTCGGTTGAAAAAGAAATTGATAAGATTATTGCTTCCCATGGTGAAAAACTTCACAAGCTAATTGGTAACAATATTGAAAGTTCCTGGAACCTTGCTAATGCCGCTAGTGATGCAGAAACAAAAGATTATTTAAAAGGTACCGGTGTTTCTTCTGATGGATTGATGTTAAGGAATACAGCTGCCCTCGAAGCTTTTAAAACTAGAACTGCAGGAGGATTTAAGCTTAGTGATAGGGTTTGGAATTTGAATAGTCAAACAAAAAGTCAATTGGAATCTTTGCTTTCGTCTGGTGTGATTGAGGGGCGTTCTGCTGTGAAAATGGCAAGTGATTTGAAACAATATCTTAAAGAACCAAATAGAAGATACCGAAGAATTCGAGATAAAGAAACAGGGAAGCTAATTTTGAGTAATCCGGCTAAGAACTATCACCCAGGAAAAGGCGTTTATAGATCTAGTTATAAGAATGCATTAAGACTTTCAAGAAATGAAACGAATATAGCCTATCGAACAGCTGATTTTTTAAGAGTTCAACAAATGCCTTTTGTAGTTGGAGTAAAAGTCAATCTTTCAAATTCTCATTTAGTTTATGATATTTGTGATGAATTGCAAGGAAAATATCCAAAGGATTTCAAGTTTACAGGGTGGCATCCAAACTGCCTGTGTTTCACAACTACTATCCGATTGCCAAAGGATAAGTTTATTTCATACATGAATACTGGTAAGATTGATGGTAGGTATCAAGTTACCAAAATACCAAGTAAGGCGATTAAGTTTTTGGCAGGAAATCTTGATAAAATTAAAAAATCTAAGCCTTATTTTTATTCAGACAATCCAAAGTATTTAGGAGCTAATCTAAAAAAGGAAGCTGCCAGATCTACTAAGAAAGCGGTTAAACTTAAACCTAAGCCTAAAGCTGTAATTCCTAAAAAGATTGAAGCACCATTAGAAACTAATACAAGTAAGTTCATTAAAAACGTAAAAGAGTTTAATGATAAATCTGTGAAAAATACTTTGTTTGAGTTTGCGAAAGAATTCCCAGAGAATTTTAATGGAGGATTGAAGAAGGTGAGTTTTTCAAAAAGTTTTAGAGGCTTGATGCACAACTCTAGGTCATATAATACTAGAACGGGGACGTATGCAATAGAAGATGGAAACTCGATTGGAATAAGGAAAGGGACTTTTAGAATGAATTCTAAAGGAGATACATTTAGTCCATTGGAAGACTTTAGAGAAGCATTAACCACGATAAAAAATAAAGGGGACTTTACTTTTAACCAAGAATATGCACTTGAAGCGATGTGGCATGAGTTAAGACATTCTCAAGCTAGAGGATGGGCAAATGTTAGGCGTAAAAACCATCAAAGAACCGTATCGATGGAAATCATTAATCAGTTTTGTGCACGGCATACTTATGATGACTTCATTTCAAAATTAGGAGGAAAGGCTATCCATAAAACTAAGGTGATAGAGGAAGGATATGGGTATTCTAATCTATTATCAAATTTTAGATATACGTTGAATAAGTTTGGAATTGATGAACAGAAAACGTTGGCATTTTTTAAGGATCGTATTCAGACTTTGCCATATGAAGACATTCACGATATATTAGTCAAGTATTTAAAAGATAACAATGTAACTGATTATATAAGAACCGTTCATAATTTCAATGAGGATCCAGAGTATTTTATTAAAATTATAAATAGGTAAACTAATGACTAAAAGTTCTTTCGAAATTCCTTTTGGATTCAATGCTAAGCAGGTCAAAATACTTGTCAAATGTAGCTGTGTCTTTTCGTTTTTGAGCCAATACACAGATATAATAATTGTCAAGATTTTTAGAGGTGCTAAGTTCGTATTCCTCTTGAGAAATATAGACGTCAAAGATGTACATCAACTCCTGTTTAGTAGGATTAAATGCGAAGATATTTTTCTTAATAGGTTGTACATCAGTCATAAACACAAAAATACAAAAAAAACGAATGAATTCAATGTCGGATAAGATTTTTGAGCGCCAACTAACGGTCATGAAGGCTTTTAAGCGGTATGTAAGTGATCAAGGGATTAGATTGCCTTCCAAGGCTACAGCAAAAAGAGATTTGTTTGTAAGCTGGTTCTTGGTTGAATTTCAAGAGTGCGATATTGATACAATTATAAACGAATTGTCTAATAATTTCTTGTTTCTATCTGAGAAAACAACGGAATCAATAATATTTAACAATGCAAAGAGATCCAGTAAAAATTGATAATAGACGAAAGTTTGTTAAGCGTTATATTGAAAGGGAAGAAAAAATAAATCCAGGAATAAATCGACAACAGATTTTAAATGAATTGTCTGATTTTTTAGTCTTTAGTAATAAAAGAACACTAGAAAGAATAATCTATAGTAAATAAACGACACTACGGGATAGCGCCTTGCAATCCCTTTATTTTCCTATGCTGCGAGTTTACATTTGAGTTAATATAAATGTCAAACTAAATCATAGTAGCATGAATCCAGAATTATTAGCAGCACTCAGCGCTGCACTGTTATCGGCAGGGCTAACTGAGGACTCAGAAGAATTCAAGGCAGTTATTGCCGAACCTTTCAAGGGTATCTCGGATAAACTTGAATTGAAATTACCAACAACCTTAGATGAAGTTTTACAGAACCCAAATTTCAAAAGCGAATTTGACCGAAAGGTGACTGCAGCTACTCAAAAAAGAGAAGATAATTTGAAAGATCAATGGGATTTTGTAGAAAAAGGAAAAGCCCCAAAAGAAGAAACTCCTTTGGAGAAGAAAGTGAGGGAAATGGAAGAAACCAATAAGAAAAGAGATGCAGCTGAAGCATTATCTAAGAAAACTAAAACAGCCGAAAAACTGTTGGAAGGTAAAAAAATCCCAAAAGCTTTTATTAAACATTTTGATTTTGAAAGTGAAACATCTTTAGAGGATCAGATTGAAGGAGTGGAATCAGTTTTTACAGAAGTTAAACAAGGAATTGTGGCTTCAAGTGGTGTTGGAGGTCCATTTCCGATGGGGGGATCTGGTGAAGGAGCGAGCGAACAAGAGTTAGCAGACATTGTAGACGATTTATAAACTAAAAAATAAAGACAAATGTCAGGAATAAAAACCACAGACATCACTTATCCAAATGATTCGATAGTGATCGTTAGTAATTTAGAAGGGATTCCAGGAGGAAAGACTTTAAACGTTGCTGGTTTGGTAGCTGAAGAAGTACAGGCAGGAACGCCGGTAGTTTTCATTGACCCAGACTACAAACCGCTTTCTAGTGGAGTAGTATTTGAAGATGCTGCAGACAGTGTAAAGGTTGTGAAGTTCAAAAAAGGGCACTACTTAAGAGTAGGTGATGAAGTGTTGTCTGGAACAATTACTTCAATTGATACAACTGATGAAAATTTTGATTCAGTAACTACAGATGTTGCTATCGGTACAGCAGTTACAGCTGATCAGGCAATTGTAAATGATGGAGACAAAGCAGTTGGTGTTGTTTTGGGAACAAAAACAGTTGAAGATCCTTCAGTTGGTATTATGGTTCGAGGAACAGTAAATGAAGCGGCTTTGGTAAATCCAATTAATGCTGATGTGAAAACAGCATTGCCATTGATTAGATTCTATCAAGAGTAATAATTAACAATTTATAAAAGAATAATAGATGAAAATAGGATCATTATTTCCAGTGTTTGTGAAGAAATACTTCAAAGGTTTAGTAACAGCACTAGTAACAAAAATAGATGATAAAAAAGGGGAACCAGAGTACTTTTACAAAGCTCTGTTTAAAAAGAAGTACGAACCAACATTAAAGTTTGAATCTTTAATTGGTCGTGGTTCTATTTCTGCTGCCGATGTTGTTGCTGTTGACTCTCCGTTGCCTTTAAAGAAAAGAGATAGTATATCTAAGTCTGAAGGAGATATTCCAAAAATGGGGATGAAATTGTCTCTAAGAGAATCTGAAATGAACAACATAGATACTATGATTGCTTTGGATTCAGGAGGTACAAGTACTAAGGAAGTGGTAAAACTACTTTTTGGAGATGTTAAAAAATGTATTCATGGAATACATGCCAGACTAGAGATATTAGCACTACAAGCCTTGTCTACAGGTACAATTTCTATTACTTCAGAAAATAATACCGGAACAACAAATAGATTGGAGTTTGCTATTCCTTCAGCCAATAGAGGAGGAGCTTCTGTCAAATGGGAGACTTCAGCAACCGCTAAGCCATTGGATGATATAGAAGCAATTCAAACTAAAGCGAGAAAAAAAGGAGACAAATTAAAGTATATTTTAATGTCTCCAACTTCTTTCAATCAATTCAAGAAAACAGCCCAGGTTTTAGAAAGGTATGCTGCTTATTTAAATTTAGCAGGATCAAATACGATAGTCCCTTCTTTGTCAAAAGCAAATATGTTTATGCTGGAGGATTATGGAATGCAGATTGTTATTGTGGATTCTAGCGTTCAAATAGAGAAAAATGGTAAGAAAACGGCTATCACTCCATGGGAGGAAGGCAAGGTTACTTTGTTAAATTCTATGGAAGTTGGAGATTTAGCTTATGGTACTTGTGCAGAAGAAAGAAGACCGGTTGCAGGAGTTGTATATGAGAAAGCAGATGATATTATGTTGTTGTCTAAGTTTTCTACAAACGAGCCTTTGGCAGAGTTCACATCTGTTCAGTCTTATGCTTTACCAGTTTTAAATGACGTTGAATCAATTTATCAATTGAACACGTTGAAAACAACTTGGGCCTAATAGATGACGAACAAAGATGTCATATTAGCTAAGGCATTATTTCAATCGTTTCCAAGTGTTACGGTTGACAAAGCATTAATTGACCGCTCCTTAAATGGGGCGGACAATTATGTTTCTAGTTCTTTGAAACAAATTGAATTGGTAACTGCTGATTTGTATGTGGAGGCAATGACAAGTCCTGATTTTCAAGAAGGAAGTTTGTCGGTCACTTATCCCAGAGAGTTATTGAAAGATTTGGCAATCAAGATTTACACTAAACATGGTGATGATAAGTTGTATGATTTAAAAGATACTCAAGGAAGTATTGAATCAGTAAGCCCATGGTAAGATATCCACATTCTGCAATACTGGTAATAAAGACAGCTGAAAACGAAAAAGGAACTCAGCTTGATGCTCATGGAGATGCGGTTGAGATAGAGCCTGTCGAAATTCCAATTATTGGAAGATATGAACCAAATGAAGGAAATAAAAAGCTTGACTATTCAGCAAAGTTTTTTACACCATTATTTGATATTGGTCCATTTGAAAAGGATGGACATTATTTAAGGTATGAAGGAAAAGAATTAACGGTAGTTCAAATATTTCCATACCAAAGACATTGTGAAATATGGGTGGAATAGACGCAGTTTTTAAGAATTCTCGTATTCTGAATGCTTTTGATCAGCTTAATGAAAGAGCTGAATGGAAAGCTTTGGAGACTTTGAGGTATTTGGGAGAGGAGTTTGTAAACAAAGCTAGGTTGCTTAATACTTACAGAGATAGAACAGGGAATCTTAGAGCTTCGATTGGTTACATTATTTTAAAAGATGGAGTTGTTGTTGAGGAGAATTTTGAAAGAAGCAATGATGGAAGCTCGAAAGGGAAGGAAGTAGCTGCTAAATTGTCTGATCTCTATCCTTCAGGATTTGTTTTAATAGGAGTTGCCGGAATGGAATACTCAAGATATGTAGAAGCGAAAGGCTATGATGTTATTTCAGGCTCAGAACCTGAAGCAAGTGAATTAAAATCTATATGGAATGAAATCAGTCTTTAACATTATTAATGCAGCTAGAAACTTATTGAATGTCGAAGTAGTTAGAAGTTCTATTAGTGGGAGTATTTACAAAGTAGAAGCGCCCAAAAAAGGTCTTGAAGATATTACAATAAACGTTTTAACTATTGGAGGTGATTATCTTCAGAGAGGGGTTTTAAACGTGAATTTGTACTTAAAGGATTTGAAATCGGGATTAGCAAACACCAAAAGGTTTGAAGAGTTGTCAAATATCATTCTTCCCTTGTTAGATAATAAAAAAGCGGTTGATTATGATATTACCATGATTGTAAATGGCCAAGAGCAAAGTTTGTTTGAAGATCATAGCTACGTGTTTTTTGAAATTGATTCTCCAGGAGTCATTTTGAAAGATCAAGAAAGAGAGAATACACATTTTTTAAATATTAAATTAAAATATCAAACATTATAAATTATGTCAAAAGCAGATAATATTTTAGGAGTTGGTAAAGTTGAAATTGGAGTACCTGGTGACGGTGTTGTGAGTGCAGCTTTAGTAGAATTCAAAGACGTTGAAGTAAATTCTGTTAGTTTCGAAGGGGAAGTAACAGCAACAGAAATTTTAAAAACAGAAAATAACGAAAACTATCTAACTGTTGATGGGGAAACTACTCCAGCTTCAGTGAAACTAAGATTGTTAGGTGTTCCGTTAAGTGAATATCCAATGCTTATGGGAGGAACTTTTGCGGATGATAAATATTCGGCCCCAAAGAAAAAATCAAGCATTTATTTGTCATTGGTGCTGACCTCGCTTCCAAACAATGGAAAAACGAGAGTCATTACAATTCCTTATGCTCATGCTGAAGCTAAAGTTCAAGGAAATATTACCAAAAATGCATTGCCAGCTGTAGATATTACTTTTACGGCAAACATCCCAGTAACAGCATCAGGTGTGGAGGGTAGTCCTTACACAGTAGAAGATCTATAGTTATAGAAGTTATTAAATAATTAAAGAGCGTGTTGACATTGTGCGCAACACGCTTTTTTGAATATAGCTTATGAGTAAAGAACAAGCCTTAATTCAAGCATTCATTCGGAAACCGACAACTTATAAAATATCGGTAAGGAATAATTCCATGCTTCCAAGCAAAATAAAGAAGAAAAAAGAAATCTCTTTTACTATTAAACCACCTACACCTTATGTACTGGGCTTGTGTGCAGATATTCTTGGGAATGTTCAGGATGATGTTTTTTCAAAGGAAGTTGATCTAAAATTAATTACAAGTTTTCAGACGGAAATAGCTCAGGTTATTTCAGTCTTAGCTCATGAAGAAATAAATTTTCCAGATTGGTACGTTGATTTTATTAGAAAAAATGTTGAACTAATTGAGCTAAAACAAATAATTCAAGAGATCGCTGTAAAGTGTAATCCTGGTTTTTTTTTGAGTTGTTTCCAAATTGCAAAAGACTCAAATCCGATGATGATGACCAAGAAGAAATAGATAGGTTTAATCCGTTTGCTCATATTGGTGGGCTTTGTACCCATTTCGGGTTTTCATTCAAAGAAGTAATGTACGAAATCTCGTTTCAGAATGGATTAATGTTATCAGCTTCAATTCCTAAGTCGAGAACGGAAAAGAAGAAAGAAAAGGAAGGAGCAAAGAATGATTTATTTACAATTTTAGGAAAAGCAAAATGAAAGAAGCATTTTTAGGAGTTTACCAAGTATTAAAAAAGATGTCTGAAAATCCGGATTTATTGTGTGCTCAGTTTTGGTTGAAAATTAAAAAGCTGCATGAAACTTATAATGAACAAGAGGTTTGGGAACTTATGTTTGATAATATGGAATGGCTTATTCAAACTAAAGTAATTTCATCGAAATATTTACTAAATAATTTTACGATTGAAGAATTAGCAGCTCACAATATTTACTTAAAGGACAAGGTTATTATCAAAAACAAAAGAGCAATTCTTTTTGGATCAGCAGAAGCTGAAGTTTCCGGACATAGTTTAATTGTACAGTTTGAGCAATCAGAATCTAAATGTTATGATACTACATTCGTAAAGCTATATGATCAAGCTAAAACAACTGTGAACGGTTGTATGGCGGAAGGTTTTAATGAATCAATTATAATAGGCAAAGGGTATTCTAGAATTGAAGCTTGGGACAATGTTACGGTTTCTTGCAAAGAATCTGATTTTGTTGTTTTGCAAGAAGGAGCTATAGAAATCAAGAAATAGTAGAGGGGGATAAAAATCCCCCAGCTTTAAAAAATCTCTGACCACTTTTTAAACAAGAACCACACAGGCTGCTGGAGGAAAATACCTTCGATTGCTTGTGTGGTTTTGTAGTAAGTAGTCAGAGGGCCAAATATAATAATTAATATCATAAAAGCACATGAATAAATATCACGAAATTCTTACGAAAATTTTAGAAAAAGGAAAGAGCCAACAAAATAACAAAGGAGGAATAAAGTATTTGCACAATCAAAAATTAGAATTAAAACCAATTGATTTACTAGATATTTTAGAGGGGCATCCTTTGGCTAGAAATAAGTTGAAGAGTGAGTTGGAACTATTTATTTTAGGGGAAAGAAATATTGAAGAATACAATAAAATAGGTGTCACTTGGTGGGATTATTGTGGTTCGATTTTAGTGAATAGTTATCCTACTTATTTTGAACAGTTACCTCAATTAATTGAAAAAGTAAATTCGGAGAAAAGAACATCTAAAAATTATGTTTTGTTTTTAGGAGCAAATGATGCAAAAACTAATCAGCAACCCTGTCTTTCTTTAATCCAGTTTCAGATAGAAAATAATAAGTTAGTGTTGACGGCATATCAAAGAAGTAGTGATGCTTCATTGGGATTGCCCTCAGATATTTATCATTTATATTTAATATCTAGGCAGATAAATTTACCCTTAAAAAGTATTACTCTAATGCTAGGAAATGTACATATTTATCAAAATAATATTACAAACACAAAAAGACTTTTAAGAGGTGAAAACATCAAGTTTAATTTGAATGTGTAGAGATTAATTTACTAAAATTATTCGTTTGGTGTCTAATATTATTAGGCACCATTATTTTTTCTCCTTTGATATATTTTTCCTCATAGAAAATTTTAAAAGTAATATCATCTGGAATAATAAATTCAGGCAAATTTTCAATGGCGTGTCTTAAATTATTCTGGTCAAAGTGTGGGCAAAGATCAAGTCCTTTTAAAGAAACCTGATTCATTAGTTTTATAGCCAATTGTTGTTTGTCTATAATCCATTTTTTGCCCTTAAAGTAACCGTAATTGTACCAATATTTTCCATTGGTCTTATAATTTCCATTACCGGTTAAATCATAATAAATGTTATCTAATTTTTTGCAGGACCAACCGACAGAAGATCGGTTAGTAAGGCAATTTTTTTTGTCATAATTAGTAATAGAAGCGCATTCACCAGTTTGATGAGCGTGCAATATAAATTGATATGGATGAACTTCTTTACCTCTAAAAGTAGCCTTTGTTCCTTTCCAATTTTGGATGAAACCAAACAGTGTTCTAATCATAGCGTATGCATTAATGATAGATTCTTCAGGAATATTAATTGTAATCAATTCTCCCTTTATAACACAGTTCAATTCTTTAGCGAAATCTAAAGCGATTTTGAAGTTCTTGGACTTGTTTTTAGTAAACGAAAGTGAGTACATAAAATAAATGACACTACGGGATTGGACATCTAAAATACTTCTTTTAAGAGACTTGTGAAAGTACTTTTATTCTAAAGCGTTTTAGATGGCAGTACAGGGTGAAAATTCATTGTTTTTTTCAACTGGATTAGATAATTCAGGACTTCTTAAAGGAAAGGAAGAGGGAGTTGGGATTATTCAATCCATGGCGACTGATATTTCCAAAATAAATCCTTTTGCTGCTTTAGCAATTGGAGCTGCAGCTGCCTTTACATTAATAGCAAATGATGCATACAGACTAGCAAGTGAGTTTGAGCATGCCATGAAAGAAGTTGAAACTATTTCGGTTGCAACTCAAGCTAATTTTAAGGGAATTTCGGAAGACGTTTTCTCATTGTCTAAAATAAGTCCAGATGAACCTAAAGAATTAGCGAACGCTTATTACCAAATTGTTTCAGCTGGCTATGATGGAGCAAAAGGATTAGAATTATTAGAGGTTGCATCTAAGGCGGCAGTTGCTGGTGTTACCGATACTATAACAGCAGCCGATGGTCTGACAACTGTTTTAAACGCATATAAAATAGAGGCGGAAAAATCAGAGGAAGTTTCTGATGCGCTTTTTAACACTGTGAAATTAGGTAAAACAACGTTTACCGAATTGGCCGCTTATATTTCTCAAGTAGCTCCAATTGCAGCGGCTTCAAATATTCCATTAAATGAGATTTTGAGTACTGTTGCGACACTAACCAAACAAGGTGTTCCTACGGCTCAAGCTATGACACAAATTAGGGCAGCAATAGTTGGTTTAAGTGAGGCAGGTAAGTTAGATGGTACTAAAACATTTCAACAAAACATGAGCGCATTGTTTGATGAAATGAATGGAAGTCAAACAGCAATAAAGAAGCAAGTTGGATCTATTGAAGCGGTACAAGCAATTTTGGCTGTTTCTGGAAAAAATGCCAGATCAGCAAAAGCAGATTTGAAAACTTATAACAATACTTTGGGAGCAACTCAGAGAGCTGCCGATATAATGTTGAATGATCATGAGAATCAGTGGAAGATATTTGGAAATAGAATTAAAGCTAGTACAATTGGAATTGGTAATTCTGTTTTGAAAATGAGCACTAGCATTGCTAGAGATTTGAATTCTATTATAGAATCTGTTGATGATTCGATAAAGTCAATTGAAAAAGAGGCGGTAACAGTAAATAGTTTGTTTCTTAAATACAATGATGCAAACTCATCTGCAGAGGAGAGAATTGAGATTGTTAAAGAGTTAAAATCTATTAGTCCGTCATTAGTTGAGGGAGTTAATAATGAGGCTGAAGCTTATAAAGTTTTATCAGATAATATAAATCAATACAATACTTTAATTGCTGAAAGAAAAATTATAGCAGAAAAAGAAGAAGATATTGCCGAGCATCAAAAGTTATATCAAGACGCGATAAAAGGTATTTTAGAATTTAAAAACAAGCTGAATCAAGATATTGTCGAATTTCAGATAGGAGATTTTCAAGGGAATGAATATGATCCAGTAAGAGATCAATTGCAAGAGGTCCTTTCGAGTCAAGAAGATGTAATCGAAAAAGGCAAGAAGGTTAAAGAAATTCTAACCAATTACAATTCTGATATTTTTAGAACCAAAGGAATTGGAGGGACAATTAGTATTCCTGGTTTTTCCAATGATGCTATTGAAGGAAATGTGAACTCGTTTTTGAAGAATACTTTTGAAAAAGCAATAGAAAGAGGAAAAAAAGAAAGGGATAAATTGAAACTATCCTTATATGAAATGAGAACTGATATTGACAATGTGGTCAAAGAAATTCTATCATCAAGTGATGAAAATTTCATAAAACTTTTTAAAGGTTCTTCAAATCAATTATTGGTTGATGCTTCGAATAAACGAACTGTAATTTTAGAGGAAATAGAAAAAACTAAAAAAGAAATATTCCAAATAAGTTCTGTTGATTATGCAAAGGATAAATCAATATTCGATAAATTCTTAAATAAGGATAAAGCTATTTCTGATTTGTCAGAAGTACAAGTTGCAGCTAGAAAATTTGCTAAGGAAAGAATTGAATTGGTTGAGCGAGGTGAAGATCCAAAAACTAATCTTTTGGATACTGATAAACTGAAGGAGTCTTTAGCAAAGAAAAAAGAAGCATATGATTCTTATGAAAAACTCGTTCATAATGGTTTTGAAACGGATGCAAAAAAATATAAAGAAGGTTTAAATCTTCAGTATTCGAGCTATCAAGAGTATCTAAATAAAAAGTTAGAAGCAGCGAAAACAACGGCTGAAAAACTACTTTACTTAGAAGCAGGAGCAGGTACCAGGGTAAAAGAAGGAGCAATAGAAGGGGTGGTTAAAGGAGCGGTTGAAATAGATTCTACACAATATGTTGATTATGTGAAATCAGTCAAAACGCTAAATGGTGAACTTCTACAATTAGAAAAAGAATTAGCATCGAGTACTAATGAAATAGAACGTGAAAAACTTGCTATTAAAGTTCAATTCAAGAAAGAAGAATTGGATCAAGCTAAAGGTGTTGGTGAGAAACTTATTAAAATAGAAGAAAACAATTATGATTTTTTAAGCCTGTTGGGACTTAAAAAGTTACGAGATGAAAAGAAAATAGCTGAAGCAAGGTTAAAAACAGCAAAAGAAAAGGCAAAAAAGGAAGCTGCTGTCTCTGGAGGAAAAGCCAGTGTAGCAACACAAAATGAGATTAAACAATTAGAGAATAATGTTACCGGAATAGCTAAGTCATTCGGTGAAGAGCTGGCAAATCAAATGAGTTTAGTTTCTTCAGCTTTAGGGGATGCTCAAAGTTTATTTTCCAAATTTGGAGAAGAAGGTGTAGCTGAATTATTAGGGCAATTGTCGGGTGTTGCTGATGGTGTTGGGAGAATTGCAAGTGGAGATATTGTTGGAGGAAGTTTAGCTGTTTTAAACAGTGCTTTAACCGTGGAAGTAGTTTCTGATACAGAAAAATTTGAGGAAGCTATTAAAGAATTAGAAAAAATTTCTATTCAGATTTCCAATAACATAAAAAACACAGTAGGAGTAAACCAGGCTAAAGAAAAGCTCAATTATATAAACAGTATAAAGGAAAAAGAGGAGAAATTAAAAGCAGCTCAAGAAGCTGAAAGTAAAGCGAGAAAAGCTGTTAAGGTTTTTGGAATTAAGGTTGGTAAAAAAGGAACAGGAAGTGGAACGGATCAAGCCAAACTGGAACAATTTCAAGCTGATGCAGACGCTGCTAAACAAGAAATAATTGAGTTAAAAGAAGAGTATGATGCTTTTATCACATCAACAACTAGAGATACTTTTGCGGATAATATTTTTGAAGGCTTAAAGGATGGTGAAAGTGCAATAGAATCGTTTGCTAATGCTTTTGAAGATATTGTTGGAAATGCCATTCTTGAAACTTTTAAGAAGGAACACCTCGAGCCGCTATCGAAGGAGTTTCTCGACAAATTTGCAGAGCTCTATGATACCGATGCTTCCTTGGCACTCGACCAAGAAGAAAAAGTAAGGGCGATAAAGGAAGAATACGAAAGTTCTGTTTACGAATGGGAGAACACTCCATCTAGAAAGACAAAGCAAGAAGTTTTAGTAGAAAAGGAAAGAATTGCGGAGTTAAAAAGAAGTTTAGAGCGAGAGCAAAAAAAGTTGGAAGCACTTCAAGCAGGTGTTGGGGTTGCTGATTTTACGGACCAAGATTTGGCGGAATTAAGAGCTTGGACTGAAGAAAATGCAAAAAAGACTGAACAATATTGGGAAGCAATTAAAAAAACAACAGAAGATTTAGGTCTTGATTTTGGAAGTAGCGAACAAAAAGGGCTAACAGGTTCAGTAAGAAGAGAAATTACAGAAGAAACAGGAAGTGTTTTAGAGGGTTTGTTTAGGGGGCAAAATGATTATACAAAAAGATTACTGGCGTTAGCGGAGCAAGAAGCTGTAGCGTATTCTGTATCCAATTCGTATGCAAAAGATAGTGAAAGGCATCTTTCGCAGATAGTGATTAATACGGCCAATACAGTGTCTAGACTTGATACGCTTATTTCTAAAACTGAAACTTTAATAGTGAACACAACACCTAGTCAATCAGCTCGGGATATGGGGCATATTTAGATGTATAAATTAAACGACATATTACTTTCAGACTATGGTTTTATAGCAAGTCAAGCACCAAACAGTAACATTGCTGTAACAGGTGTTTTGGACATGCCAAAACGTATGGGAAAAACATTTCATTCATGGCCAGATCAACACGGTGTTGAGCCTTATGTTGCGGCAAGTGAAATTATGTTTGAAGGTAGAGATATTAAGTTTTATGCATTATTGAAATCAGCTGATAGATCAAGTGCAGTTTATCGTTTGAAAGCATTTTACAAAGTAATAAATGCTTTTACCGATTTGGTGGATTTTGAAACGCCATATGGAACTTTTGAGGTTTATGTAAAAGAAGAAATCAATGTTGATTATTTGTCTGAAGGTTGGTGCAAAGTTATGATCCCTTTTCGTGAGCCTGTTGCGGCAGTTCCTAATGAGGTACTTCCAACAGGAAATCAATACAACGAGCTTGGCCTAAATGGAATTCCGTTTAAAAGCTTTGGTGCCTTGGTTAAGAAAACAGACAAAAACTTAAATAGACCAGGAACAAAAAAACAAAACTTTTCAGTTTATGGAAAAGAAGGGTTTGAACTAACAAAAGAAGATCTGCAAAAAGTCCATGTTGATTTGGTTTTTATTCACGATTCCTTTTCTGATCTAAAAACAGGAATAGCCCAATTTCATACAATTTTAGCTTCAGAAGGTTTACATCACTTAAATATGGATATGACCAGTAGGCAAGTTTGGGCTATAAATGGATTTAATGTAAAAAATATCAAAGTTTTTTCAAATAAGGCAGTTGCAGAAATGAGATGTGAGCTTTTAGTAAATGATAGAGGATATATATATGAAAATGAAATGCAATTGGTAGATAACAATGGGGATGCTATTGCAGATAATAATAACAATGCAATAATTATAAACTAGAATTATGGGAGTATTAAATTTTTGGGAAGGAGATAATCCGATGAATCCAATGGTCTTATTTAAAAAAGGCTACAAAATAATGGTTGGTAACACTGACAATGGCGAAGTAGAAGCATTAGATTCTAGTCAGTTATTGGAAGCATTTACAACTGATGATTTAGCTGATGGAGTAGATACGAAACGGTACACCGCAGCTGAAAAGGCAAAAATGGGTAATGTGCCAAGTGATACTGCTGGAGGAATTTCAGCGGCTAAAGCTGAAGCTATAGCTGCATCCGTGCCAAGAGCAAATCATACAGGTACACAGTTAGCAGCTACCATTAGTGATTTTACTGCTGCAGCAAAAGCTGCTGAAACAGTTACAAGTTTAACCGTAAACAATCATGTAATTAGTTTTACAAATGAATCTGGAACACTAGTAACATTTGACACCAAGATTTATACGGATGAACAAATTTCAGCATTGAAAGGATCGGCACCAGAAGCCTTTGATACGTTGCAGGAAATTGCCGCTTGGATAGCCAATGAAGATTCTGAGGATGATTCGACTTTAACTTCACTGCTAACTGCTATTGGTTTAAGAGAAACTATTGAAAGTGCTGATGCTAGAGAGTTGATATTGACCGAAGCTATTGAAGCTGTTGACGAAAAAGCAGTGGAAAACTTAGAATTTATAAATGAAAATAAAACGGAGGTAGACAGAAGGCACCAGACATTGCTAACAGGTTCTACTGCTTATACTATAGCTGATACGGTTAGTCAATTAGAAGGAGGAACAACAATCGACTTAATAGCTTTAGAAAAAATATTAGGTGAAAATAATTCTGCAGGAATATTGATTGCGCCATTTTTACAAGCAGATAGTTTTGTTCCTGCTGCTCTTCCAATAGACGGTTCAGCTAACGCATTTTTTACAGGTGGAGGAGGAGCGTTTATAGATAAATTCGGAAATCAGAAGCAGGAAGTTGTAGATAAATTACGAATTAACTACCGAGAAGTAAATGGTGAAAGAGTTCCCTTTTATAAGTTTGAATCAGATTCATTTATTCAGAGAGTTAAAAACTCAGAGCCGACGGTTGCGGAAGGTTCTGAGTCAAATATTATTTATGAAAGTAGAGCAATTCCTTTTTTAAATGCAGATGCAGTTACAAATGGAATTGTGTTAGACGGTGATGGGCATACAAACTATAGATATTGTGGTATTGCTGTATCAGAAACAGACCACGTATTCTCAGCATTTGCTATGTTGGATGACTTCTCGGAGCCTGTAATTGGGAGTTCAGGGGCTATTACCAATGATTTCTCAATAGTGATTGGAGGTACTAGAGTACCGAGTGCAAATTGTCTTACTCAATATGTAGGAGGTGGCCTATACCGGATATATGGAAAGGGTACAACAGGAACGGCTAATCTCTCTGCAAACGGAATTGTGAAGGATGATAGCCAATCTAATAAAAAGGTGTTCATGACTGGTTTAAATTTAGTGGCGGGTACTAGTCTTAAAAGCTATGCTAAAACTACTGGTGCTATAGTTACTAGACTAGGCGATAAATGCAAATTTCCAACAGTTACAGGATTTTTAGATAAAGGAGAGTTTAATTTTATTATCAAATTTTTATTTGAAAGTGGTGTAACTACAAGACATGCGGCCTATGAATCTGCCGGTAACTACATAACTATAAATTACAACGATACTGAATTTGAAGCTTATTTATATAAAGGAAATGTATTAATGAGACACGTTAAATGTTTGCAAACATTTGCGGATGGCGGTATTTACAATGTGGCTATTAATTTTTCAGAGATAGAAAACAGGGTGTTTATTGGAGGAATCAAAAAAGCTCTAACTGCAGATGTTGCAGAAGCTGGAAGTATAGCATTAGATGCTGATTTTATGCCTTATCACTATTCCAGTGAAGCTGATCCTAGAGGTAACGGAGAAATTGCACTGATGGCAGTAGATAGCATTTACAAAACAGACGAAGAATTTATAACCATAACTAGTAGATAAAAATGGCGGCAATAAATAAACATATAGCAAAATATTTAATTCCTGAAAATTTAGTTAATGGATTGATTGATGGCTTAGGATCAGAAACAATTGAAGAAGTAAAAGTACCAACTCATAAATATACTGTTACTGTAGTAGAAGAAAAAAACGGCAATACAGAAATAGATTTACTTTATGATGATAGATACTTGGATTATTTCCCAAATGATTGGGGGCAATACAAAGTAGATCCAGTGAACGAGGTACATCATAAATTTTTGAATATATAGAAGTTTTAAATTAATGAATTTATCAATCCTTAGGAATTCTGTTGAAGTAGCATCAGTTTCAATTGATGATAAAACTAAATTCTTCCATAGATTTATGGGAGAAAAAAGAATAACATCAACCTTTTTTGTTACTAATGTTTTACCTATTCAAATTGGAGATTACATTGAGTGGAAAGGAGAGAAGTATTATATAAATCAAGCTCCATCTTGTAAAAAGATTTCCAATTTTCAATATGAGTACATTATTCATTTTGAAGATGTGATTTACAATCTTTACAATAAAATATTCATGGATGAAGGGGCTGCTGATTTTTCATATCATGGTACCGCTGAAGACCTAGTAAATTTACTGCTTATTAATTTGAATGCTGTTGATACAGGTTGGTCCATAGCAACTATCGAGTCGACTGAAAGCAAAACAATAGTCTTTTCATCACAGAATTGTAGAAATGCTTTAAATACAATTGTTAAGGAATTTGAATTAGAATGGAGGTTGGATGGAAAAGCATTTACATTGGCTAAAACTGTTGGTGTAAACACTACTTTAAGTTTTGAGTACGGTAGAGGAAAAGGCCTGTATTCTTTAACTAGAAACGCTATGAGTGATGCAAATATCGTTACAAGAGTTTTTGGTTTTGGAGCTGCTAAGAATTTAAAATTTGATTATCGTGGAGGGAAAAAAAGATTAGTCTTTAATGATTTGAAGCTAGAATCTAATGTTGAATTATATGGTATTCGGGAGGGTGTCTTTACTGATGATTCTATTTTTCCTCAAAGAACTGGAACAGTTTCGGCAATTGATCCTGGAAATATTTTTAAAGTATTTGATTCAAGTTTAGATTTTAATATTAATGATCATCTTTTAGAGGGTGTTCCTCAAAAGATAGTTTTTAAGTCAGGTTCTTTAGCTGGTTATGAGTTTGAATTTAAATATGACAATTCAGTAAAAGAATACACATTAATAGAATTGGAAGAAGCCAATGATTATAAGTTGCCTAATGATTTGAATAAACCAGAAATAGGCGATGAATATATTTTGGTTGATATAAATATGCCGCAATCATATATTGATGCTGCTGAAACAGATTTAGAGGCTAAAACACAAGAATATTTAGATGAAAATAGCGTGCCTAGAGTTACGTATTCTTTGGATTTAGACGAAAAGTATATTCGGGATAATGCTATTTCTCTAAATGTGGCTGATACAGTTAATTTGTTGGATCCTAATTTAGGAATTGATAAAGATATTCACGTTTCTCAAATCTCTTATCCTCTCGTAAATCCAAACGATATTAAAGCGACTATAGCTAATTTTATTCCATATACGGAGCAAGAAAGACTTATAAAAAATGCAGTTGATACAAATATTAGGACTAGGAGTATAGACAGGTCCTCAATTGAAAGAAATCGAATAGCAGTAAATAGAACAAGGCAATTACAGAGTCTTGTTTATGATCCTGATGGTTATTTTGATATGGGTAATATTAAACCTTTATCGATTGAAACTTCAATGATTACCAATGGTTTTAAATCGGGTGATTTCGGATTGTTAGACGTAAGAATAGAAACAAATGCAGGAGGAAATGAAAATTCATTAAGCATTTCAGCCGGTCAATTAGTGCATAACCAAATTTCAATTGAAGGTTTAGGTTATATTTGGAATGTTCCAGCTGCTTCTTTTAATACACTTGTTCCAACCAGTACATATTATGTTTTTGCAAAATGTAGTAAAACTTCGCTTGTTGGTACCTGGTATATATCGACTGAACAAAAAAAAGTAGAAGATGAAGCTGGGTATTTCTTGTTTCAATTGGGTGTCCTTTTTAACGTGATTGATGATAGAAGAGATTTTGATTTTACTAAAGGTATTACTTATATAGTTGGTGATACAATTAAGACAGGGAGGATTCAATCTATAGATGGTTTTAATTTTTTTGATTTAACTGGAAATCAATTTAAAATTGGAAACTCCACTAGCAGCATGGATTGGAATGTAACTGCACCTAACCAATTGACATTAAAAAATGTTAAGCTAAAATCAGAATCGGGTGATGTTTTTCCAATTGTGGTTTTTCGTGGCGATTATTCTAGTGAGGATGTTTATTACAAAGGTGAACAGGTGACTTATCAAGGATCAACATATACTTATGTAAATGATATTTCTACAAGTCAACTTCCGACCAATACTACATATTGGAAAATATCTGCAGAAAAAGGTCAAACAGGAAATACTGGAGTAGATGGAGAAAGCTTGATTGTTTGGAGGAAATATGCTGATGATTTAAATGGATCCGGTATTTCAGATGATAATACAAAGCCTTATTTGGGGTTAGCATTCAATAAACCTTCAGGTAGTTTAGCAAGTGAAATAGCTACAGATTATACTTGGACTAAGATAAAAGGAGATGAAGGAATAGCTGGAGCAGGTGTTGTTTTTAGAGGAGATTTTTTAGCTACAAACACATATTACAATAACAATAACCGTAGAGATGTTGTTAAATACGGTTCAGATTATAAGATTTATAAAGGAATAGATGCTACCATTTCTGTTTGGAATCCTTCTTATTGGGATGATTTTGGATCTCAATTTGAAAATGTTGCGACAGGTTTATTATTTGCTCAACAAGCCTATATTGAAAATCTAGGGGTAAGATTACTTAAAACTGCTGATAGTGGTGAGAGATTGGAAGCGACAGGAGGAGGATTAGAATATTATGGAGAAGATGGAGAGAAAAAAATATCAATGGAGACCAACGTGTTGTATGGATGGTCAGAATTTATATTAGAGCAGTGTTTTCTAAATTTAAATAATGGCTCTAGAATATCCATTAGAGGTAGTGGGAGCGAAGAAGGCAAGGATACATATATAAATAATTTATATGTAGATACCTCTAAAGTAATTGCCGGAAGTTTAAGGGTGGGTATTAAAACAGTGACATCGAGTTACACTATTTTAAGTGATGATTATTATATAGTATGTAATAATTCTTCACCTATTGTTGTTAGTCTGCCATCAGGGGGATTTGAGGGAATGTTTTTTTGTGTAAAGAGAACTAATTCAAGTGTTACTGTTGATGGAAATGGTCATTCTTTAATGAAAGGTTCAGCGGTAAGTTCTGTAGCTATAAATGATGGTGATTTATGGGAGTTTGTTTATGATGGAACTTATTGGAATGCAAATTATAAATCAAGCTAGAGAATAATAAATGACACTACGGAAATAGGATACTAGAACTTTTTTCATTGTTTCACGATTTATTCATTTTTGAATAAATAATCTTAAATGAAAGCGTAGTCATTAATAATTCAATCCACTTCTATAAAAAACATCTATGAAAACAGTATTACTAACATTAGCAGATAAATATGGTGGATTTATTGTAGGTGGTTTGATAGGGGCTATTGTTCATAGAGTAAGAAATACAATGAGTTTTAGAGCATTTTTAGGGGTGTTGTTTGTTTCTGCTTTTGTCGGGTTGTGTGTTGGAATATTATTGAAAAATTATTTGAATGCTCCGGATGAAGTTGTTTTTGTTGTGTGTTCTATCTCTGGTGTGTTTTCAAAAGATATACTTGATGAAATTCAACAGGTTATTTCTTACATATCTGTTTTCATTAAGAATAAGGCAAACATAAATACTGATAATTCTGAAAATAATCCATCATGAAACTCATTGAAGAACTTTTACTAGATCGATACTCTAAAGGAGAAGTACAAACTATTGGAAAACTGTTTGGTTTAGGAACAGCTAAGCAAATAATTTTTGAATGTGATACGTTGGAGCTTCCTTGGAAGGATAATAGACAGAATGTAAGCTGTATTGAGCCTAAAGTGTATTGGGTAGAAAAAAGATGGTCAGAAGCGCATAAATGGCATATTCATATTTTAGATGTAACCGGTAGGACATGGATTTTAATACACCCTGCAAATTTTGTGGAAGAATTAAGAGGTTGTATTGCTCCTGGAAAAATAGATTATTTAAATACTGACGATAGAATTGATGTAAAAAAATCGAGAGATACTTTAGATGCTTTGCTCGAAATGTTACCAGATCGCAAAGTGAAATTGACTATTAAATAATTGAAGATGAAAAACATTTACAAAATTATAATTTCAATAATAGCCCTGTTTGTAATTTACTTAGCTATTGAATATTTAAAAGATAAAATAATAGTTAGTCTTGGTGGTTACACGCACCAAACAACAACAACTGTTATCGATTCTACTTTTGTAAAAGGAAAAATAGACACCTTAGAAATATTCAATCATTATGTTTCAACTCATGGAATTAATTTGAATACAGTTCCGAAAATCGTCTACCTTAAAAAGGAGGTTAAAAAGGAAGTGATCCAGGATAGTTTAAAACAAAATTCTATCACTGTCAAAGATTCAATAATTGATGGCGTGTTTACAGTATTCAATGATTTTAAAGGTAATGTTATAAATAGTGAATTTAATTACAAACCGATATATCCAAGGATTATTAAACAAACTGATACTTTGAAAGTTTATAAAACGAACAACATAGTCCAAAGTAATAAAAGAGCTCTTTTAGGATTAGGGATTGATGTAAATACAATGAATTTTGTATCAATCAGGGCTAGTTATCTGTCAAAAAATAATTGGCAGTTTATAGGCGGTTATGGAAGGAATATGATGAAGCTAAATGCATTTGAACCGAAATACTTGAGTTCTATTACAATTATGTATCATTTTTAAGACAACTTTCTATCTGAATTATATAGTAGAAATTATATGTCTTTTTATAGTTAACAGTTAGTAGTATTTTGTTAAAGTTTGTTTTTTTTGTACAATTTTATGCGTTTTTAGGTGAAAAAAGGAACAGTTTTAAGACATGAAACTCATGTTAACTACTTTATTCTGTGTTTTTAAGTACTGTTTTAATGAGTAAGCTTGTGTATATGTTATATAAAATTGGATAATTTTAGGTAAAATTCAGTAAAACTAAAATAACTTTGCGTAAAATATAAAAATAATTTTCCTTAAGTTTTTATTGTGCCACTTCTATTTATTTAAGTATTTTTAAATCGACTAAGATAAAAACACAAAATAAATAAAAGTTTAGTCCTGGGCTGAGAATCTTACGATTATCAACTCCCACACTAATTTTATACAAAACCGTTGGGGTAATTAAAAAAAACACATTATTATGAGCACTCTTTTAGAGAACCTAGAGCTGTATTTTAGAAATACACCTCAGGAGAAAATTGATAGTGATTGGGAAAAAACAGAGAAGTATGATGAAGTAGGGCCTAATGTTTCTGATTTCATCATTCAATCAAAGCTGTTTGAAGACATAGAAAAGATAAAGTATTGTAGTTTAGATATTTTATTTTCACAAGAAATAATTGAAAATCCGAAGTTCGCTTCGGATTTTTCTTTTTAAATTAGTTCCCAATAAATATCATTAATTATGAATAAAGCAGCATTCTCTTTAGACAGGTATGTGTTCGAAAAAGCACAAATAGATTTTACAAAAAACACGTCGGAAGAAATAGATATATCTTTTAATCCCATGGGGAAATTTATAAAAGGTCAAGAAAATTCAAAGTTTGAATTGAGTTTTGAAATTATTGTACACAACGGTGATAAGGAAAACGGCTTCGTTAAGGTATTATGCTTGTCTTACTTTGATTTTGAAGGTAAAATTACTTTTGAAGAAATACCTACATATTTTTATAGAAACAGTATTGCTATTATTTTCCCTTACTTGAGGTCTTTTATCAGTACATTAACATTGCAAGCAAATAGGCCTCCTTTGGTATTACCTACCTTAAACTTGTCTTCTCTTGAAGAGCCGCTGAAAAGAAACACTAAGGAAGAATAATTATTTTGACAAAAAAGACGCTATATCAAACTTTAGAAGATCGAGAAGACCCCCAATACATCGAGGATAATGGTCCATTTAAATGTACTTGGGAGAACACTTGGTTGGGTCCTGGGTATTATTTTTGGGATACTTTTGTTGAAAACGCCCATTGGTGGGGGCATCAAAGATATAATAAGAATCATGTTATTTGCAAGCATACTTGTGAAGTCGATGACAAAAATTGTTTTGACTTAGTAGGAAACACAGATCATCTTACTTTATTTTCAGAATCGGTAGCTTTTTTACGATCAAAGAATATGATTAAAGAAAATACTACATTACCTCGAGTTTTGGCTATGCTCAAAAAGACAGGGTTTGAATATGAGGCTATACGTGTTTCGGGAGTTAATTCAATTAGTAAATCAAATATAGAGTATTCTGAATACATTAAAAGGATTAATTTTGAATCTGGACGAGGTCAATATTTAGATTATAGACCTCCAATTCAAATATGTGTTTTTAAACCAAATGGGTTAAATCTAAGTTCGGCGGAAATAGTGTTTCCAGATCATTATAATTCTAGTTATACAATTTAATAAATTTTTCTTATATTTATATCATAGCCGCAAAGGCTCTTTTTCATAGCACAATAGCAGCCACCTAATTCTCATTAGGTGGTTTTTTTATTTAAGCCGGTCAGAGTAGTCACTTGGAAGTTCAGCATCTATGTCTCTTAAATATTTTTCAAGGGCTGTCATTGTTGAATGCCCTGTAATCAACATTAAGTTGCTTTTTGCTTCAAATGGAGATTGTGTTTTTCTAAAATCTCTATATAACTTTGTTATGAAAGTGTGCCGGAAACTATAGATTGTGTGATCAGGACCATAACCAAGTATAGTTTTAATTTTTTTGTAGCGTTTTGAAAAGTGATCTCTTCTATTTCTTTCTTCAGCTTCCCATCGGCCAACACCAGTAGGTGTGAATAAAAAATCATCTTCACTAGATAAATCTAAATCTATTAATTCCTTAAGTAGAATACTAGGGATTCTTTTTGTTTTGGCTGCGGATGTTTTAGTATCAATATGTAATATGCTTTCTTTTAAATTAATGTCTTTTGATTTTAGTCGACATACTTCAATTGGTCTAAGAAAGTTATAAGAAACGAATTTGATAAAAAGCAACATTATAGGATCCTCCTTTTCTAAATATTTATAAATATCGTCAACACCTTTTCCAGTGTAAGTTTTATTCCTGGTCGATGTAGTTTTTAGAGGTTTTATATTCTTAATAAAATTATTATCAATTAGCTCATTGTCTTCAAGAATTGTAAACAGAGCACTTAATACACTTCTAGTGTTGTTTCTGTTTCTCGCACTAGATTTAGTCAGTAAAGAATTAAGGAAGTCATTTACAGTTTTTTTGTTAACTGAATTAATATCAGCACTCGATAATCCTTTTTTTCTTAAATACTCAAGGAAATGAGACAGTCTGTTGGAATAATCGTCATAGGAAGTCTTTTTAAGAGTTGATTTTTTAAGTTTTAAGGCAAAGTTCAAAGCAGCTTTAGCGGTGTACCTAGCCTCTGATTCTAGTGCGTAAGGAGTCCATCCGTCCTTAAGCAAAGATTCAATATTGTTTCTAAGCTGTTTGATGGCTTTTAACCGCTCTGTTTTTGTTTTGTAATTCCTATTTATATTATAATATATTGGAGGCTGTTGGATCATTAATCTATGACCGTTTTCTGTAACTTTTGTAGGATGTTCGAAAGAATAGTACACATACCATCGTTTGGTAAGGTCGAAGCTCTTACCACCGTGGTAGATTTTAGGCTTTGTGTACTTATTCAAACTATTCGCTTTATATTCGGTACGTAATTTAGTCAGAATTGATTCCATAAAAAAATGCAC